ATAAAATCTAATTCAAAGTCATAAACCTGATAGGCCTTCAAAGAGAACTTGAAACTGTCCTCAACGAACCTGACCGTATATTCCACCGAATCATTGGGATTAGTCCAGGTGAATGAGGTAAGCGCTCCGTATTTTCCCATGAAGAAATCCCTGATGTTTTCCATCTCGGTCTTTGTCCTATGCTGGAACCTCAACGTCCATTTCCGAAGAGGATTTGCCCATTTGCGCCTGCGCTGTTCTGCGCCATTCTCGAACTCAGAAATAAGCGTCTTATACTGAACCGTTTCATCTACCGTAAAGTCCGGCGTATAATTAAAATCGCTCATGTGTAACTCCTGATAACAGAACGAATCTTTCCGTTATTGTAAATGTCGTCGGCAATGGCATTCGATAAGGCCTTCCTGTTTCGCCATACGTCCTGCGCGTCCCAGGCCTGGATTACCTGATTGATATTTATGGTCACGCCGCCTGCTCCTGTCTCTTCGCCCCTATTAAGCGCCCTCAGGTTATCGGGCCCGCCTAATGTCCTCATACCCTGCCTTGACAATATCCCTTCTCCGGTCTGAGCAATAATCGGCACTTCATCCGGAGCAAGACCGCTGTGCGCCCTTATAAATCCTCCCCGATGTTTTCTGACCAATCCGCCCTGATGAAATAAGCTCCCCACCGGCACGCCGAAGATCGTACCGCTGGCTCCGGCCATAGCCGTAAAGAGTTTGATCAAAAGCAACTTGGCCAGAATGTTCGATATCATCTGCAGGACCGCTCTCCCGAAATCGGCGAATATCTCCCGCATGTTCCTTAACTCGCCGGTGAACGCCTTGAAGAAAAACTCGGAGAAAGCGTTCTGCATGTTGCGCGCCGATTGTTTGGCAAACTCTTCCATGGCGTTGAATTGTTTTGCCGCTTCTTTCGCGCTCTCACCGACCTGCTCGGTAACGTCCTTCAAAACTTTGGCCGTATTCTCACCGGTCTCTTTTACCTTGGCAAACACAAGATCGTACTGTTCCATGGCAACCTTGGCGCTCTCTATCGACGCCATCTCGAATGCCTTACGGTTGGCTTCCATATCGGAAGATAATTTTTTGACGCTTGCTCCGGCCTGCCTGTATGCCTCTCCGACTTTCCCGGGCAATTTGCCCAACAGTTCATATAGCTTTATCAGCGGCACCAGCATTTTCTGGAATACCGTGGTCGCCACCTCAAGAAGAGTGAAGAAGCCGGATACCAGTTGGTTCATAAATCCCTGGATAAAACCAAGAACGTGCCATAAAGCCTGGCCTATCTTTACCGCAAAGTCTTCCCACGCTGCTTTTAACTTCTGCATCTTTTCCAGATTCGTCATCGTGGAAGTGTCTATCTGCTTGAGGATCCTGTCGCCTGCTTCAAGCGTAGCGTTCAGGAAAGCCTGCTTTCTTTCCGCCTCGGTCAATTCTTTTGCTGATTTACCGATTGACTTGGCATATTTATCATATGCATCTCCGGCGTTTACGATAATTCCCAGGTTGTCCAGGATCATCTTCGACTGCCTGCCCACACCAATAGCAATACTCTCGAACATAAAGCCCACGTCTTTGCCGAATGCCCGGGCTGAGGCGCGGGAAATTTCCATCATCTTGGCCAGCTTAGTAGGGTCGATTCCTAAAATCATTGCCTGCGAGGCTTTCTCCATAATCTGCGCTGTCGACATGGTTTCTCCGGACATCCTGCGCAAATCTTTTATAATCTGTTCGGAACTTGCGCCGAGAGATGAGGCAAGATTTTCAAAGGCCTGCTTCTGCTGTTCCACCTTGGCGCCAAGCTCCATCAGCTCCCATGCCTTACGAAGCGCCATGATGCCTGCGGTAATAGCCGCGGTAATCGCAAGCCAGTTTTTCTTCCAGGAGTTGGCAAACCTCTGCAGGCTGCCGCGTACCCCTTCAAGGCGTTTCGTAGCCTCGTCGCGAAGTCTCAAGATTATGGATAATTCTTTATTGCTCATCGCCTGAACTTATTCCTTTTCTTTATCTTTTCCTCTTCGATTGCCTGCAATTCTTTTTCGATGACCTCGAAGGCATCGAGCATCTTTGCCGACTGCTCAAGCCAGGATCCGGGATTCGGCAGATATCCCAGCCGGTAAAAATTAAATGCCCTGATAAAATTCGCCGACTGCCGCGTGACGATTCTAAAAGGGCATCCTTTATACTGTTCGCCGTTCAACTCCCAGGTCTCTTGTCCCGGCACTTCGAATTCACATGTTATCTTCTTCCCGGATAAGCAACTTCGGCAGTTCACGGCGAATTCGCCCAGATGAACCGCCACTATCAGTTTTTTCTTTCTTCCTCCGACAGCTTGGACTCATCCAGTATCACCTCGGCAAGCTCCTGCCTAAGCTCACTGGGAAACATTGCTATGATCCTGTCCGGCGCGGCATCCCGCATTTTCCCGGCACAACGAATAGTCTCGCATTTAAACTCAACCGGTGTTTTGGTCTGAGGATCCAGAAAGTTCTCCAGCCCTTTAAGCCCGTACTTGATAGCCATAAGCTGTCTCTTGTTGTAATTGATCTTTATATCCGCCGGGTCTTTGGGGTTGGTGGAACTCAATTTGAAACTCGAGCTTTCATCGTCAAGCTCCGCTTTCAACGCCGGATCCAGATATCCCAGATGGAATACCGTGGGGTTTTCCTTGTCCGGATCGAGTTTGGATACATATTTCCTGGTAGCGGTTACGTCGATTCCTGTAAGCATAAGAACCTCCCCTGTTTAATATTTTTCATCACAATAAAAGTATGCAAATCTCATCGTCTCCCGGCTCCATTGATCCCGTGACATCGAATGCCGTCTGAGCAAGCTGTATGCCGTCACGATCGGCATCGTCGACTTTGTTATAGATAATGCTCGGGGCATAAACCCTGATCTTGTTGCCGTCTACAGAACCGTAAGCCATGTCAAGGACCATAGGCGTATTGCTGAACCACTTGTCGTAAAAATCATGTGTTGCCACCAGCACCATCTCGGGGTTAAACGAACCTTGAGCATCACGCTCGGTAATCATGAAAGACAGGATACCTTTTTCGTCGTCGATCTTGTCCTTCGCGGCAATCGTGTTGGCAACATCGATATCCAGCTCTCCGACATTCAACGAAACGCCGTCGCAGGACATCACCGCATTCAAAAGAACCGGCGGCACCACATCGTCGTAACTAATCCCCGTGAGTAGCGGTAAATCCGACACGCCCGCTTCGACTCCCTTAAAACCGAAATCCACTGTTGCCGGTTCGCCTATCTTAAAATTGAACTTTGCCGTTCCCCGGCATCCTTTAAGAAGTTTCCTTATACCGTCCTCATACAACCCCATGGTCAACGAAGGAACCGAACTCGAAACAGGCTTTATCTCATGCCCGGCATCAGACGGCACCGAGCCTGTAGTCGCGGTTGCCCCGGAAGTTTCTCCCGTAAGCACTTCACCGCTCTCGAACGTGCCGGTTATCTCGACAAAGTAAAGCGTAGTCGTACCGTCCGCGGTTTCAATTACAACCCTGCCCGTGGCAAGAGATGTCCCGCCCGTGATTGTCTCCCCGTGCTGGAACGGACCTCCCGTAACAGCGCCTATGGTAATCTTTTGCAGGTCGTTAATCTCAAAGCCGCATGCCTTGATCAGCTTCGCCCATTCAGGCTCTGCTATCAAAGAACCTGATCCTTTTAACTCGATACTGAAATCAAGCCCTGCCGAACGTTTACCGGTCAGCTTGCCCATCTTGGTAAGCGAGGAACGCACAGGATTCCTCTGGTACATCTGCGGGTCGTAATTCGCCTTGGGCGTAAAATTAACCAACAGCCCCGCATCCGCGGCCGCCAAAGTTTCGGCTGTTCCCTCGACACCTTCGATCTTAGCCGCTAACTGCCTTTTACGTATTAACATTGACATGACTCATCCCTCCTTTTAATTCTTTGCGGTTGGGTCCGACCTTAAATGGCGATATCTTATGCCCAGCTCCATTATTATTCCCGCGTAAGGCTGGCCTTCCGTAGTCTCGAACGGTGTCGTTCCCAAAACGTCCGTATCTATTGCCTCGCCCCCACGAGTGTGGTCTTGTAAAATCGCCCTTTTGATATCGCCCTGTAACCTGTTCAAATAGGTATCGGTAACTACCGAATCGCCTTCATCATTTACGAAAAATACATCGAGATAAACAATCAAATAACATTCCTCAAAAGGATTTGGCGATCCTTTTTCTTCTTCATCGCCCGGGCTTATTACAACAGCGGGAAGATCGACAAGCCTATTGCCGTGCATCGACCATCGCTGAACAGTATCGGCGGTAAAATCAAAGTTATAGCCGCCCGCAATTGTTATGCCTTCAAGCGTGGTTTTGATGTTGGCCATTATTCTTTCTCTTACGGTTTCCATAATCAGATTTTCCTTAAGGCCTTATCTATCGATTTATTGAGAATATCTATTCTGTAATTTTCCAAACTGTCCCATACCCTATAAAAACCCAGCCGCGGCTTTAACCTCACCGACCTCTTCAATACGTACAAAGGCTGTAACTTCGCGGCCCGCTTTTTTACTCTCACGAGAAAAGTCTGTCCTTTGAATCTCATCGGCTCCACGTTTTTCAATTCCCGGGGCTTTTTATACCTCGCCCGCAACTTTCCTTTGGGAGTAAACATCTGACTTCTTGCGGACAAAGGAACCGCCATCCGGCCGCCGCTCGGATCGCTGACCACGCCTCCTGTCTCATGGAGCTTGGCAATCTTCGATTCCGAATAAACCTGCATGCCCATGCCTTCTATGGTAGGCGATACGAGCGATACTCTTTTGAACGTGCCGAAAAGCCCGTAGCCTGATGCGCCACGCACTCCCGGCGGACCCTGGAGCCTCTGTTGCCTGAATCTTTTCAGGAATCCTTTGGTGATACGGTCCATACCGTCGCCAAGTTCGAACTTCAATACTTTCGGCGCAATCTTTATCGCCTTATCCAGGGCCCTCATGTCGACTTCGGTCATCAATCTCATATCTCACCATCCCACAAGCAAATGCCATGCGCCTTCATCTTTGTGCAACACCTCGATGATACGCGCCTCACGGCTTGTCCCTTCGACATCATCCAAGGTTATGCGATCATCTTTTTTGTCCACGAATGTGACACCTTCTGTGGCATCATTAGCAATATAAATCTCCGCTTGGTTCTGCAAGCCTCTGCCTTGGTCTTCACTTCCCGGCTCAAGCCTGCCGCGCACTACAATCGCATTGATTTCTTTTCCTGCTTCTCCCTCGGGAGTGTAGGTAATTACCTCCGCGAATTCAGCGGTGTTCAAAAAACAATTGATAACATCAAGAGAAAACTGGTCTTTAAGGCTCATGAATCATTCCTTTAAAAAGCAAAGAGGCCCCTTGCTTTAAGGAGCCTCCTCGCTGTCGTTCCCTGATTTTACAACCTCAACCTTTACCTGACCGAGCCGGATAGACTCATCCACGTCATTGGCGGCCAAATTCTCCGGGCTTACTCCCTCCAAAAGGACATACCCGGGATTTCTGACTATCCCGCCAATGTCTCTTTGCTCAACCAGGACTATACGGATAGACTCCTTTCCCATAACCGCTCCTTCCGTTAAAAAACCGGTTATGCGTCTACCTTAAGCAAATGAGCAAAGTACTTGTCGATGACTTTCTCATCGACATTCTGGCGCACGCGGAAGATGTCGCTGCGATGCTTCTCGTCCCGATACGATTCGACCGTGGCATTGTCGGGTGAGTCAGATACCCACAAGAAGGTCCTTCCCACGCTGGGCTGAATCAGATTCTGGCCGTCTTCGGCAACTACCCCGACCATGGCATAATCGTCATTCCAGATGTCGGCGCTTACAAAAGTCTGACCTTCCTTGGCGCTGTTGTAAATCGCTTTCCCCACGACTATCTTTTTCAGTCCCAGGATGTCAGCCAGAGCGTTAAGTATCTCCGCTTCGGTCAAACGTGCAACGTACTTAATCGAATCCTTGATGCCGGTATTATCCAGCAACCGGTCGATGTTTGCCTTGTTGCAGATAAGCGCGTTGGGATCGATCCCACAGTTCGACCTGACCTTTTCCCGTGCCGCACGTATCTGACCGATAACATCGGACGCGATGTCATCCCAGGGATTGGCCGAGTGATCCGTATAAAGATCCGCTCCTGTCCAGGTCGAAATATTGAAAAGAAGCTCCGCAACCCTTCTTTCCTGCGCCTGCATCAGGCGGCGAGCCGTAATCTGCGATGTTATAAGCTCGGCATCGAAGTCGGACGCGTACATCTCCCTTTCGCCGTCGTCCAAGGCTCCCTCAAGACCATGCTCTTCGCACTTGTAGGAAAGATCCTTTGCCTCGAACCCGTCACGGTTGTATGCACTACGCGGCGCACGCTTGGTGTCGGCGTCCCGTGTTATGCTTTCCCGGGTGATAGCCGAGAAAGACGACTCCTTCTTCTTGGTCTTGAAAATCGGCAGGCAAACCGAACCGATAAACTCTTTTGCCTGCTCCACATATTCCATAACCGCCACGCCTAACTCAAGGCGCGGTTTCGCATGAGTTCCTGAATATTCAACGCCCATTTTCATTCCTCCTTTTTTTTGGAAACTCTTATTTTCAAACTACTCCTATGAGCCCATGATCGCTTCGATGATATCCCCGTCCGCTGTCGTAGCCTCAAGTGCAGTACCTCTGATCGTCCCTGTACCCGGATCCGTATCCTGAACCTTGCCGTCGGCTCCGGCGTAGATGGAAGCTCCGGCCGCCATTGCTTCATTGGCGGTAACCTTGAAGGTCCTGCCGGTAGTAATCAAGGCAACGGTTACCATATCTCCGACAGCCTCGGCTTTTATCTGGGTAATGCCGATACAGGCCTCATCCGCGTCGGCATACTCAACCTGGCTGCCGCTTCCGGCACTCAGCTTTACCCGGCGGTAAGCTTCCAATACTTCTCCGGCCGTAAAAGTCTTTAAACCGTTTTCTATTTGCTGTGACATTTTTATCCCTCCTTCTTTTTGAAAGTAACTTTATGGTTCGACAAGCTCACCATAAATTATTTCTTTGTTGTTTTCTCTGCCGTTGCCTTTAAGGCATCGGTCATACTCCCGCCGTGCTCTGCCTGATAAGCCTTTGCCCGATCAAGATGACTCTTTGCGCCTTTCTCGGGATCACCGGCATCGGGCCCAAGGTTGGAAGGCGCGTTCTTCTCCAACTCCGCAAGCCTCTTATCCTTGAACTTGCCCAGGGCAACTTCGACGCTGTCGCCTTTTTCTATTGCCTCGCTGGCAAGATCTTCCATGCCTTCGAATCCCTTGGCCTCTTTCAAGATAGCAAGGACCCTTTCACGCTCCTGCTTTACTCCCGCGTCCAGGTTCTCTTTTGCTCCGGATTCTTTGCCTTCTTTCAAAAGGGCATCAGCCAAATCAGACCTTTCGGTCTTTAACGTTTCCAGTGTTAATTCAGTAA